GGAAATAGTTTAGGACATTCCATAAAGGATAGAGCAATTGTGAAATGGTATCTGAAAGTGCCATTTAACGAGGTGATGCGTTCGAAGATAATGTCCGATGATGGAGCTTCAACTATAAATCCAAAATACAAATCTGTATTTACAAGCCAAATTTTGGCTGATAAAATTAAGGAACAATTCTTTCAAACAAGAACGCCTCAAGACAAAAGTGATGGAAAACAAGATTTTGAAGATCTTGAGGTAGATAGATTTCTCCAACGCAGATTCCTGGAGAGAGACGGAATGGTTTTGGCACCACTGAATCCGGATTCAATTAAACAAATGGTTCAGTGGATTGAAGAACCTAAGAAAGATGGACCAACTTTTCATCAACAATTTAAAGAAAATTGTCACACAGCACTTAGAGAGTGGGCAATTCATGGAAGGAAGGAATTTAATCATCATAAGAGGATTTTGAATGCGTTTTTACGAGCAATAGATCCATCTTATCAATTTACGAAATCATTTGAAGATGTGTACGAGAAAATCGTGCAGGACGCTAAGTCCTAATCGCACATATCAGATTTATTTCGTCTCCCCGGACGCTAAACGGGATCGTGTCTTGGTAATATGCCGACTAGGACAAAGGCGACTTGCAACCTGTTATATATATTTCTTTATCGTTTTTATATTTAGCAAGGGCGGCCTAGGTAAAACAAAACGGTTGTACCTGTAAATGAATTCATGCCTCATTTACTTTCAACAAGCATGGCTCAAACATCAGAAAAAGTCAAAGAACAAACAAATTTACAAACAACAGGACAACCTACGAGTACAGGTCAAGAAGGAATAACTTCACATATGGATGCAGGCAGTGTGAAGGAAGTCTCAAGTATAGTAACAGTACCAAGGAAGATAGGACAAGCCTATGATTTACAAGTTCCGACAGAGCTTTTAACGAGAGAATATGTCGTTGCCAATTTAACATGGACAGGAGCAATGACAGCAACACAACTCAGTTTTCCCTACTTGTTGTTGCAACAAGATACGGTAAGTAAAGTTTTGTCGAAATACAAGTGGTTTAAGGCTGGTATTCGAATCCAGCTAAAACTACAATCTACACCCTATCACCAAGGTTCATTATTGGTGACGTTTTTCCCTTGTATGGCAGAAGAAAGAATTATGGGAAATAAGTATCAAAACACAGGATTTCAGTGTATGATACTATCTGCAGTACAAGAAGAGAGTGGTAGAATGGATTGTCC